CAAGTTGATTACAGATACAATTGAAACACAAGGTAACTTAAGTTCTATTGAGAGAAATGTTTCTCCAGTAGGACTATCAACAGGTAATGCTGTTAATTCTACTGCTGATACAACTAATACTTACGTTTACTTTACATTACCTGCTGGACGTTATACTTCTGCATACACTCCAGATGTTGATGATACTATTACTCAGGATACAGGATATCCTCAGTGTAATACAGTTTCTGATACTGTACGTCAGTACTTTGCTAACATTACAACAATTATTCAGACTGGTGTAGGAACTGTTACCAGAACTCAACCTTCTAGTGCTTCTTCCAATCTCTCTGCTAGAGCAACTATTTGGGGATTGAAAGACTGGACACCAGGTCCAACATCAGGTTCTAATCCTCATCAATTAGAAACTGGTACTGCTATAAGATTAGTTCCACGTCCACGATATAATACAACAACTAACCAGTATGTTACTGTTGATAAGCGTAATGTAAGATTGCCTAATGGATTTGATACTAATACTAAGTATTACGTAATTGCTCCAGGTAGAATCACAAAACCAGAAAATTATTCTGGCACAACAACCTTCAATGGAAGTGATCAAACTAAATTGATGCTTGCAAGTAGTAAAGATAATGCCGCTGCTGGTATCTACATACACTCTGCTGAAGTAGAGGCAATTCATCCAGACATTGAGATTGATATCTATCAATTTGTTCTTGATGATAAGTATGATCTACATCAATATTCTTGTACAGTTGATAGTGGTGCTGGTGCTATTAGTGGTGGTCTTGTTACAGATATTCCACATATCTTTGATGTTCCTAACGCTTCTGTTGCAGCACATAAGGTATTCTTTAGAAAGAATGAAGGTGGTAATCTACCAATCGTAGGAACTTCTTGGCAGAATGATACTGATGTTGCTGATAGTAACAATAGACTTAGAGGAGATAAGTTCTTCTATGCTAAGTATCATACTGCTAAAGTAATTACTATACACAAGACACATGCTGATGCAATATCAGGAAATAATGAAATAAATTATGTTCCTTTAACTGCTCCTTCAACATATAACTTCTCTGTATTTGCAGATAAGCGTGAGTCACCAATGAAGTATGATCCAACATATAATGGTAATGTTGGAACTACTGATAAAGGTAAGTGGTACTTGAATGTTAAGAATGAATCTACTTCAGGAACAGCAGCATATGATGCTCAGAGTATTCTTTCTAGATTCCATGATCCTGAATATAATGATGCATCTGGTAATAACAAGACAAATGATTCATGGTTTGAAAGGATTGATGATTCTAAGAGGGTAGCAAATGATCGTATATATCGTTTACGTTATGTTATTCCTAAGTATCTAAAATCTGTTCGTGATCCTCTTAATGGATTTAGTATTAAGGCAAGGAAGGATGATACAAGAAAACTTCTTCCACAAAGACTTAAGTTGAAGCCAGTTACAGGTAATGTAACTAAGGCGAAGTTCTATAACACATCTGATAGTGGCAACGCTAACGAGATCATTGGATACACTGATTCTGAGTTTAGTGGTAATTCTATTGAGAAACAAAATGCTGCTGGTGAAAATATATTCTATGATCCATATAAGAAAGATACTAAGGGAACTAAGAACTATCTAAGAACTATTGAGACATCAAACTATGTTTCAATGTCTGTTCAGTCTGGTAGATACTATACAGAGAATAGTAATGAGTACTTAGAACTTACTGTATTTGATCATGGTATTACAAATACTGGACTTAAGAATGAGACATTTACAACAGTTAAGGTAACTGCACCTCAAGGTGGTAGTTTCACTGTTAACAAGACATCATCTGCTAATGCTAATGCTGTAACATGGGCTGGTAATTCATCTGGTTCTGGTTATCTTCATGCTGCATTGAATGTTCCTGGTACTTCTACATGGCATTTAATTCTTAAGGGTGTTAGTGGTGATATTAAGTATTCTTCTACTGACAACATTAGATTTACTCAGGGTTCTGTATTTGCAGACCTTATAGATTTCCCTGATGGTGGTAAATCTCTTGTACTTAAGGATCTTATTAAAGAAGGAAAACCAGAGTATTATTACAGACAGAACGGTGCTAAGGTTTATACTATCACACCTGGTGATATTATTACTGATGCTGCTAATGTTCAGTTCTATGTTGAATCTGTGGAAGATGCAGGTGACATTAATGATACATTCTATGTTTATGATGTTCAAGAGATACAAAGACGTATCTTTGATCAGCAAGATGGTATCTTCTATCTAACTGCTATCCGTGGTAATATTTCACCATATCCAACAGGTGCTGGTAACCAGAAGAACTTCCATGACTTTAAGTTCTCTCAGCCAATCAGTAAGTTATATCCATTGGATTATAAGAATGATCCTGTATGGTTTAAACAAATTGATCCTAATGCAAATGATCCTGGTCAAACATACTCTGCTGCTGATAACTATGTTCATGGTTTAGTATCTGTTAACGACTTTAAGGGTTCAACTACTAAAGAATCTGTTCTAGACTTCCTTGCTACTGAAGCACTTAAGAATAATAATTACACAGGTAATAATGTTCTTAAGGCACAATCAGGTAATGCTTCTGCTGGTTCTGAAGATCGTACAATACCTATTGCTGGTGACAGTACAGTTGTTGTAGATCAGCGTATGTACGTTGAGTTACGAAGACCGTCTATCGCAAGAGCAGGTAACCACACGTTTGAATATCTTGGTTTTGGTCCAGGTAACTACTCAACTGGTTTCCCTGCAAGACAAGAAGTTCTATTGAGTGCAACTCAAGACTTCTATTCACAGTCTAAGAAGCAAGATGGTGGTCTAGTATTCTACACTGGTCTTAACTCTAATGGTGACTTATACATTGGTAACCGTAAGATTGATGCTATCACTGGTGAGGAAGTATTTCTAGAGTCTGCTTCATTGCTTTCATCTGACGATGAGGATGATGCAGTAGGAAATCTAGTTACTACATTTGATACTCCTGTTACATTTAACGAGTATATTACAGTTAATGGTGGTGAGAATGGTGATAAAACAAATACATTTAATTCTCCTGTAACTATTAATGTACAACCTAATGTTAGAGATGCCACTCTTGGTGAACCTAATGTTGGTGTGTTATCTGCATTGAAGATAACTTCTAATCTTTCTGCTACTAAGGATGATTCATCTTTAGACAGAACAGCAATGGTGAAGAATCGTCAGACTGCTGGTGATATTATTATTGCTGGTAACAGAGTAACTGCTGGTGTATTCCAGTTTAACCAACGTGGTTCTGAAGGTTCTGGACAAGGATATAAGATTCAAACACATCAAGTTGCATCTATAGCATCTAATATTACTCCTGATCAAGATAGTACTTATAACGCATCACAAGTTGTTACTTATGGTGCTGCTGGAGCACCTTTAACTGGAGATATTCTTCTTAAGGGTGAGTCAGTAGGAGCAAGTGGTTCACTTGGTTGGATTTATTCTAATGCTTTTGCAACAAAGACAGGTGATGTACTGAAGTTCATTTATAATTCTACTAGAACTATTACTATTCAGTGGAAATCTGGTGTCACTAATGCAACTGTCGGTTTAATTGCTGGACAAGAAATCAAGTTGTCAGGATTTAGTGAGCAAAAACTTAATGGAACATGGTTGATTAATACTGGATTTACTTCTGGTGGTGATACATGTACATTCAGTATTACTGCTGGTGTTATTATTTCTGCTGGTGAGTTGGTATTTAATAATACTAATACACCAAATGCTGTAGTAAAACTTGCTGATGCTTCTTGGAAGGAAGTGGGTGTACTTGGTTCTCAAACAATTAGAACAGATACTCAGAAGATTGGTGAGTATAAGTTAGGTGTTAACACTGTTGCTCGTGCTGCTCATGATGATTATGCAAGTGCATTTGTATCTGATGCAACTGATCCTCGTGCTAACTTAGATGTTGTTGGTAATGCATGGATTCTTGGTTATACTATTGAGAACTTCGCTGCTCATGCAACGTCAGCAGCAAGAACTTTAACACCACAAGATCAAGCATTTGTTGTTGGTGGTACTTTCAGTAATCAAGGTAACGAGGCTGCTGTATTTAGAGTATCTACTACATCCGCAGGTTCTGCTGCTGGTAGAGTTGGTATTAACTTAACTAATGATGAGCAGAACACACCATCAAGTTCTTACTACAAGGCATTTGGTGTTAAGGGTCAAAGTTACTTTAGTGATAATGCTACATTCGCTAAGGATATAGCAGTTAATGGTCTTGGTGCTGGTAGTTCTAATAGTGCTGACATTACAACTACTATTGAAGATGGAACAGCAACACTGTTTAATGATAATACATTTGTTGGATTAACATCTGGAACAAGACCAACTCAAGGTCTGTTGATTGGTGGATCTGTAAGAAATATTGAACTTGGCAATGTAACAACTGGATCGCAGAATATCAAGATTGGTAATACCAGTACTGATAGTGAAATAACTATAGGTGATAGTGTTGATGGTTCCAATGCTAATAAGTCTAAGATAACTGTTGGTGGTGCATTTGTAAGTAATGAGTCTGATTCTTTCGTTCAGATTGATACTAAGGCACTTAAGATTGCTGGTGATACAATTCTTGGTACTAGAAGAGGATTAACAGATACGACTAAGTTTGAGTCTCCATCTGGAACTGTTGATTTCTTATCTGGTAATAGTGCTACAAGTATACTTAACTTTGCTGGTAATGCATCTGAAGTTAATATTGCTGGTCAAGGTGGTACTACTACGATTAAGAATAACCTTAAGGTTGATGGTACTTCAAGGTTCAATTCTGATATGACCCTCTGTGGTGGTTATGCTTCATACTCATTCACTGGATTGAGAGCACAAGCAGGTAGTACAATTGAAGCACATACAAGTGGTATTTTAGGTAATAACCTATTCAATAAGAATGTTGATTTGATTACTGTTGCTGCATTTGCATCTAGCACATCAACAGGTGAATTCAACCAGATTGATACTGCTGGTGCTGGTGATTGGGGTAGTACAGCATTCCAAGCAACACCTGCTGGACAAAATGCTGGTACATTCCCAACACTAACAGGTAATAAGTACTACTTACCAATTAAGAAGACTCCTTATGATGCTCAAGGTACTCAGTACTATACTGAGAATGATATTCTTCTTATTGATACTGTTGAGGCAGGAGGAGAACATGCTGAATTTGTTAAGGTTACACGTTTACCACAAATTAATTCTACACCATACTATATTGAGGTAGAGAGATTACCATTTGGTACTATTAACACAGTAAGTACACAACATCCTGATACAACTGCTATCTTCAAGTGTACTGTACAGTATGATTCTACATGGATTACTCAAGCAATTGATAATTCAGGTACAGAAGATAATGTATACCTATCAACATTTGGTGGCAGTCTAACAGGTCAGACACAGAGACAAACTTCAGGTGATCCTGCTTTTGTTAGTACTACTGCTCCAGGTGACTATGTAATTATCTCACGTAGAGATACAAATAGTGACGGAATCTTTGATGATGGTGAAATTTTTGAACTTAAGTCTGCTATAACTCAGGTTGCTAAGTCCTTTAGGATTAAGAATGGTTGTGATACTAATACAGAAACTACAGTATTTGAAATCAATTCTGTAACTGGTGATATTAATATTAATAATAGTACAACTACTGTTAATGGTACATTGAATTTGGTCGGTGCTTGTGGTGGCACAGCAGGTATATATCCAAGTCCTAATCCAGCACTTGATGATCACTTCAATCTTAAGAATGCTCTTGGCACAATCTTTGATGTCAATATGTGTAATGGTGACACATTGATGGGTAGTACTCAGGGTACTGTCTTTGCACTTGCAGATCATTGGGGTTCAACTGCTGTTGCACATACAACAACTAGTGTAGTCCAGACATACAGATATGATAAGTGGACACTACAGGCTGATGGACCAATAACAACTGCATCTGTTCCATTCTCAGAGAATGATACTTCAATTCCTATTGCTGGTAACAATGCTGCATTTAGTGTTGGTGATCTAGTAATGATTCAGGATGGTTCCAATGAAATGGAAATCATTCAACTTACTGAACCTGCTGTTCAAACAAGTGGTCAGTGGTATTTGAAAGTTCCAGCTAACGGTACTTATCCTAGTGGTGGTAGACGAGTAGAGGGAACTACTTCACCAAATAATTGGGCTGCTGGTGTTCAAATTAGGAAGATTAGGAAGTATGTTAATACTACTACACTTGCTACTGCACTAGGAGCAACTAGAACTGCGGTAGAGTCTCCAAACACTAATCCTAAGAAGATTAGAGTGAAGTTAATGAACTCTGATCTGATTGCAGATAAATTGGATACGGATCATTTCTTCAAGATCACAACTGGTAGTGATATTGAATGGTTCCAAGCAGATAGTATTGATGGTAATGCTGCATCTGATGGTACTAAGTATGCTAAGTCAAAAGTAACTAGCACAAATGCTGATGGTACTGTTAATAGGGATAAGTATTTTGGTGGTGGTGCATTAACCATCCATGATGACTTTGAATTATACAGTGGAAACTTCAGAATGTATGGTTCTGATGGACAGACCTTATTGTTCAACATCGCTGGTGATGATAATCACCCTTCTGATCCTTCAAGTCTTGATGAGAAGACAGGTACAAATGGTATCTTCTTCAATGGTCAAATGAAACTTCGTGGTGATTTATTCATCACTGAAGAATCTTGTGAATCAAACGGTGTTTGTTCAGTTGATACTAAATTTAAAGTAGAATCCACAACTGGTGATTTATCAGTTGGTTCTATTCCTGCCACTCAAACGCCTCTATATATTAAAGGTAGACTAGATCAGTCAGATACTGGTTCATCATCACAACCAATATTACATGTTGATAATTTAGGTGGTGCTGGTCAGGGTGGAACTGCTGGTCCTAAAGACTTCTTGATTTATCAGGATGGTTCTATTGATGCATTTGGTATTAGTAGATACTGGACAAGAAATGGTGGACGTAGATATACATATGTTGAGCAATCAGCAACTGGTATAGGTCAAACACAGGCAAATCCATTACAACCAAATAATAATTATCTCGTGAATAATCCTTCAGGAACTAACATGGTTCTTTACCTACCAGCAACTGCTGAAACAGGTGATGTTATCAGGTTTGTTGAGGTTGCTGGTACTGCTACTTACAACACAAGTATCGTTATAAGAGCACTTAAGGTTAATAACCTAGCAGTTGCTGTTCAGGGTGATACGACTGGTAGTAAGATTCAGGCAGGTGCTGGTCAATTGACTACTGCTTGGGATAGTGGTGAAATGATTGTTCAGACAAGAAACGCATCATTCGGATTAATTTACGTAGGTGCAACAGATGCAGCAGGAGATCCTAATGCATCATCAATTCCAAATAACCTTCGTGGTTGGTGGTTAGCAGAGCTCTAATATGGCACAATACTACAATTCTATCAAAACGATGAAGACCGCCCGTATCGGGACAATACTCCCGTGGGGTGGTGACGGTTCTCAAGGAAATACAGCAGCAAATATTCCAAAAGGTTGGGAAGTTTGTGATGGTCAACAAGCAGATGCCAATGAATATCCATTATTATTTTCTGAGATTGGTACAACCTACGGTGGTACTGGTGCAGGAGATTTTCCTAACTATACAGGTTTCTTTTATTTTCCAAAATTGACCAATAGAGTTATGGTTGATCTTGAACCAGAGTATCTTGATGATGTTAAGTATCAGTATGGTCAAGGTGATGTTAAGAATGTTGTTGTGGATGCTGTAGGAACAAAATTTGGTGATTTTATATCTGGTTTTGGTAGAGATAAGGTAATTAAGAATAGTTGGTCTGCTAATGCGGATATAGATTTTAGTTTATCAGATCCTAACTTAAAATTATCTGGTAAGATTACAAATATGAGGATCACTGATCCTGATTTCAGTGCAACAATAACAACATTAAATAGAAAATTAGGTATTAATCATACTCCAGGTCATAGTCATCCAGGAAATTTTCAGTCTGCTACTAGTAGTTTCTTCGGACCAGCAATTTTTTCTGCAAGTAATGTTAACGCAAGTGGTAGTACAGATCATCCAGTATGTTCTCCTGTTAAATCAACAATGCATACCTGTGCATTAGAGCCTTCTACTTCAGCTGCAAATTCATGGCAGCAAGGAAGAACATTATTGGCTTATTATGGTGATGAACAATATGAACATACTCTTCCTTCTGGAGATAAGTTTCATGATTTTGTTAGTGATGCTGGAAAGGATTATTGGTCACAAGTTCCTGCACCAGATTGGCATAATGGTACACCAACAAGAAATAGTCCTCAAGCAGGAGCTCAAACTGTTAACTTTACTGGAAATATAGGAACTAATGCTTTTCCTTATGAACCTGATAAGAATCACCAAATTCCAGCATGGGTAGGATTACACCCAAGACCAATTATATTTGGTAACAGAAGAAATTATTTTGGACATAGTAAGGGAACATTTAATAATCTGGTAGATAATCCAGAGAATCCTGCTAATTATTTTACTGTTAATACTGTTACTGTTGGTGTTGCTACCAATGAAATTTCTTTACCAGCAGGAACGGACATTAGAACTAGTCATGGTACTGCACCAGATAATTGGTATCAATATGATAAAATATCCCCTTGGATGTTAGTTGATGGAGATTGTTTTGCTAAAGGAACCTCTATTACTCAGATTGAGAGAAGTGGTACTACTGATGCTAATTTTGTCTATAAAATTACATTGAGTGCTAATACAATCAATACTGCTTCTGGTCAATTTGATGTTGTGTTTAGACAAGGAACATATATTTCCTCTTTAAGTAGTATAGGAGATTTTGATCCAAATAGCACTGCATTTACTTCACATAATCATGGTACATTTGATATTCAGATGGGTAGAGGATCATTAAATCCACCAGCAACGTATCCATTAAATGATATTAGTATTGGTTCTGTATACCCTGAAAGTCTTGAAGATGCTCTAAATATTATTGTAGATACAGATCAACCATCAATGGTTATAGTTTATCTTATCAAGGCATATTAATGGCAAAATTATATTCCCAAGAAAGGTCAAAATACGGTAATTTAACTGGTCAGATAATTACATGGCCTGTTGAAATAAGTCCTGATATTAATGCATCTTCAAATAGAGAGAAG